GGACTCCCTATAGGTTGATACCTATAGGAGTCCTCTCATTTCCGATGTATTACGTTGCTCTTTATCCACGAGCAGTGTATTGTTGGACAATTAACTAATTAGATTTACTGCGATATTCAAAGACGCTTTGTGCGTTAGAAATACCGCACTTGTCGTCTTAACAAATGAATTCGTAGTTCTTATGAGTTCTGTCCGTTTTGACCTCATAAGATTCTTACCAAATTATAGTTTATTCACCCGTCCCGACCAGGATACCCTTTTTTCAGTCCGTTTTACGGGTTTGGTCCCCCATATGATTCCGACTGACGTAGTGATACGTACCTCACAATCAAATTTTTTAAGCGTAGAAGCGAACTGCGTAACGAAACTAAATTCCGCCCAGACGTATGTAGAATATTTGATGTAACTACTTACTGTAAAGCCAGTTTGTTATACAGAAGTACTGGAAACAAACTGTAACATCACCCCAGGTTCCCATGTTGACCCATTTTAAAGAACATGGCCCCAAGCGCAGACGGGACATTTTTATATGTCACGTCGAACCGTAGGGTTGTGGGCCTCACGACTTGAAACAGCTTGCTGTTAGCAAAGGCTCGAAAGCTCACTTTAGAGCGTAGTAGAACACAGTCCGCTAGTTGAACACTATTTAAAACCCTTTGGTTTTAAGTGTTCACTCGGTTCTCAGCTATTATTCATATTATTATGCTAGAGAACAGTGAACTTAGAACCTTTTATTTCGATCGTATTGAAAGATCGCCCGGACCATCTACAGAAGAGTGGTCCCATAATTCGTGCATGTATGATATTGGAAATGCATTAACTTGCAATTCTGATGGCATTACAGAAGTACGATTTTTGTATTTTAACAATGAACACGAGACTGCCCTTGATTGGGTTTTCTTGTTTCTTTATTATTTTACTATTTATACTTTATATAAAACTCTTTCTAGCGTCATCGTAACCTTTAAATTCCGAGGAATTATTGATTACCCTAAGACTGCTACTTTCTTGTGTTTCTTAGTATGTTCAAATCACATGTCTCCATTCCTGTTGTATGAACTTTGTTGTTTTATTTACTCTGTTCTTATATTCCACGGTTTTTCGTGGTTCCAAAACGAGATTTACAATAGAGGATATTACTCAGGGTGGTCTGTGTATACACGAACACCTAAAACAATTAAAGTTAAGCGAATTTTAGACAGTCAATCTTCTATGGAAGTATATGACTGGGCTAAAGAACGCCGCGGTGACTACAATCGCCGCAAACAAAATTCTCAAAGAAAGAAGAAAGAACAGAAAAAGATTAGCAAAAATAGAAATGCCAGACGCCGAAATTTGAAATCCCAATCAGGAGTCAAGACTGCTTTTCAATTTGCCAAGGTTGTACAAGAACTTCGTACTTGGGCCTCATCTGTAACTGATTTTACAAACCCTATGAAGTCCTTTTATGATCTTTTGAGTAACCATACTTCTCATATTAGGCAGTGCGAATTATGGCGTCAAGCCCAACTTATCTTTTCAATGTTCATTACGATTGGTGTGCTTTCTGTTAAAGAATACACCTTTCATGGCATTAAGATTTTCTCTGACAACAACTTGCGACGACCAGTCAGTTTGCTTGAGATTATCGAAGCTATTTGGACATTTTTGACGATGTTTTGGGAAAGATTTATGCATTTTTGCGAAACTTTAGACATCCGCTCATTTTATCTTGAGACTTTTTCTGATAAGATCTCAGATGAATACACGTTTCTCGTCACTAATTTCGTGCTAATTGAAGCCGGAAAGAATGCTCAAGAAAGAATTGATGTAGCGGACACAGATAGTCCAATGCGAGATGTCCCCATTCAAGAGTATGATAGACGTTTGCACGAATTTGTAACTACTCTCAATCTGAAGCTTGCTATTTGCAAAGATCAGGAGAAGAGTGGTTATACAGCTAAGCTGAGAGAAATCAAAAGCTATATTGCTAAAAGACGACTAGCTAGCCGTAAAGCTGCACGTATTAAGCCTTTTTCATTGCTTATTTACGGTGGCTCTGGCGTTGCTAAGTCTTCTATCATTACCTCAATTGCTCGCGCCATTCTTGAAATGAACGGTTATGCTAGCAGTGAAGGAAATGTTATTACTCTCAATGAAGTTGACAAATTTCAATCAGAATATAGAACACATCATTCAGGTGTTATTTTTGATGATCTGTGCAATATGCGCGCGGATAGAATCACAGAGAATCCACTTGATAAAGTCATTTCGTTCATTAATACTATCCCTATGTGTGCTCTCAATCCCAATGTAGAGCTCAAGGGTAATATTTTGATTGAACCCAAATTTTGTGCTGCCACAACGAACAGAAAAGATCTACAAGCTCCTATTTATTCTAATGAAGCTTTGGCCATCCTTCGTCGTTATGATTATACAATTACCCAGACTATTAGACCACAATACCAGAAACAATCTGGAATGTTGGATTCTGATAAAGTTGAACATATGCTGGGTAATCCTTTCCCCGATTTTGCTTTATTTACTGTTGAAGTTCCTCGATATGAGAATCAAACAGTGGAAATTAGAAATAAGAAGGGAAGCAAAACCAACACTAGTGGTATTGCATGGGATCTTGTATATCATAAAGGTAAACCCTTAAAAGATATCAATATTCGTGAACTTATGGAGTTTTTACGAGATGTGTCTAAAAAGTTTTACCGACAGCAAGAAGCCATCGCTGCTGCCAAAAACGCTGAAGACAGTATTACACTATGTGAAAACGAAAATTGTCGTTTACCCCGTCAATTGTGTAAATGTGCTTCAGCTCAATTTGTCACTCCTGAACAATTGGAGGTAGAAGAAGCTATTCAATACTGTAAACAATGCGAACACAAACCGCAATATTGCGATTGTGATGATTGCAAAATTAATGGTGAGCCTGAAAATGACTCGCCAATGTGTTGTGAAGCTTGCTATATGCCTAAAGAAATGTGTAATTGCCAAGAGATGCTGGATAGCCAAACTGTTATTTCGGATCTCATTAGGAACGTCACTAATTCTTTATTGAACTTTGAACATATGATTTACCAAGTGATTAACACTCGTTATTTGGATTGTCTTTTGTCTATCCCAGGCATGATCTATGTTCTATCTAGTAATTTTCCAGACTATTGCAATCATATACGCAATTTGTATACTTTACATTTCTATGCGATTTGCTTGCTTATTTGTTTGGATATGACTATTAGAGTTCCATTAATGATCTTTATCTTTGTTGTACTCTTTACATTACAATCTATTATGAAAACCACCAGACAATATGTAATGCGCACGATAGTAGAAATGGCTGCTTTTCGTAGACCTTCTGAATTATGGTCCGATCTTGCTTTTAGGACTAAGTACAAGATTATGATTGGCTTTCTTTCCTTATTTGGTTATGGAATAGTCAGTTATCTTGTGCAATATTTTGGAACTTATACTTTTTCTGAAGCAGCTGAGGCATGTGCAAATGAAGACCTTGCTAAACATTTTCCAGCTACTGTAGACAAAGAAGATGATGACGAGGAAGATCGTCCTTTTTGGAGTACGATTCCCCGGATTCTTAAGTATGCTTGGAAATCACCTGCAACTCATCGAGCGCGAACTATGAGTATTACTCAAGGACATCGCGTTATGGAGAAGCGTCAGTGGATTATGCAAGTTAGCAAAAGCTCTTTTAGTTTTGAACATTGCAACTGCATTCCCATTGATAGTGATGTTTTGCTAATTCCTGCACACATTGTACCAGATACGCCTCAATCTACTAAAATTATTACTCCCGAAAAAGAATTCACTTATCCTTTAGAACGCAAGAAGACTTATCGAATCCCAGGCACAGATTTTGCTTTGTGGTATTGTAAGAGAGTTGGATCTCAAAAGCCACTCTACCACTTGTTTGCAGAAGCCCTAAACAAGGGTAATGTTGCTCAATTTGATCTTCTTTTCTATGACGAGAACGAGGGTTTTCAGAATTTAGGGAAGTATGCTGGAACATTTGGAAAAATTCGTTCTAGCAAAGGTGGCAATTACCAAGGTTATACTTATTACAAGCCTGATGGAACTTTTAATGGTCTGTGTATGGCGACTGCATTAGTAAACACAAAAGAAGGTCATCCTTTTATTTGTGGATTTCACTTGGCAGGTAAAGGTACAACTGGTGCTATTGCTGCTATTACGGAAGTTCAACTTCGTGCTGGTGTGGCAGAACTTGAAAAGTCACCAGGCCGTATGCGCTCGCATAATGAGTGCCCGATTGAGCAGGATGTTGCAGGCATTCATTTCTCCTTGTGTAAGGAGATAAAGGAGGGACATGCTCTCCGCAAACTGCCCCCAAAAAGTGTAGTTGATGTTCATGGTGCTCATGACCAGCCTGTTGGTTCGTTCGACAAGTCGAAAGTTGTTATTTCTGAAATTTCCGATATTGTAACTAAACATACTGGTATTGAACGTGAACATGGAAAAGCTACAGGATTAGGTGATATTAAGCATAAAATTGCTGACCTAACCCGGAAAACAAATACTGCTTGTAATTTTGATGAAGAATGTTTTCAACGAGCGTGTGTTGACCTCGACCTCAAGCTTTCAAAAGGTTTGACCAATGAACAGCTTTCGTCATTAAGTAAAATTAGTGATGATGTTAATTTGGCCGGCTTTGACGGCGCAACAGGGGTTAATGCAATTGAACTCACGACTTCTATGGGTTTTCCTTTTCGTGGTAAAAAGAAGCTCTATGTAAAGGAATCAGACCGAAGAGTTTCAGGTATTACCCGAACTTTGGATGCTGAGCCCTGGATTTGGGATGTTGTCAATGATCGAGAGGAAACTCTTGGTTATGGTCTACGAACCCATATGACCTTCAAAGCATCCATGAAAGACGAACCTACTAAAATTACAAAAGAAAAGAGGAGAGTATTTGCTGGCTCTAATATAGCTGATACCCTTCTTATTCGCCGTTATTTTCTAACTTTTAGTGCTTTGGTCCAACAAAACAAACATCTTTTTGAATGTGCTGTTGGTATCGATGTTCACTCTCCAGAGTTTACCAAGCTTATGAAATACTTGGCAGCAAATGGAGAAGATAGAATTATTGCTGGCGATTATAAATCTTTTGATTCTCAGATGGCTTGTGAATTTATGACCGCTGCATTTAAATCCGCTATTAAGCTGATGGTTGCTGGTGGTAATTTTGATGAACAAGATGTCAAGGTTCTTAAAGGTATTGCAACCGAAATTTGCAACCCAACCTATGATTATTTTGGTGTCATTTTAACACTTAATGGCAGCAATCCGTCTGGACACCCTCTTACTACTATTATCAATAGTCTTGTAAATAGTCTTTATATGAGATATACATATTATGTTATTGCTAAAGAAGAACAATGGAAACGTGTTCCTCTTTTTCACGAAGTTGTAAATCTCATTACATATGGCGATGATAATGAGATGGGTGTTAAGCGCGGCTATGATGCTTTTAACCACACAAGAATCTCTGAAGTGTTGGCTAGAAGCGGTATTGAATATACTATGGCCGATAAAGAATCTAAATCCGTTCCTTTTATCAATTTGAAAGATGCTTCCTTCTTGAAGCATTTTCCTGTTTGGAACCCTGACCTC